TACTACAGATTTCTGCGGGGGCCGTGTACACCGATAAGAAAGAGGCGCTAGAGTTTGATATCAAGCACCGATATAAAGTCCTGCGTGAAGTAATTGATGAGTCCAGCAAGAAGGTTTTAATATTCGTACCCTTCAAACATGTTATTGACCTACTGGTTGATAAACTAACCGAGGACGGCATTACAACAGAAGTTATTCGGGGTGATGTACCCGCCCATAGAAGGACAGAAATATTCAAACGTTTCCAGACAACCGAAAACCCTAGGGTGCTAGTTATCCAGCCTCAAGCAGCAGCGCATGGGGTAACGCTCACGGCTGCGAATACGGTGGTATGGTGGGGGCCAACCAGTTCACTAGAAACGTACGCCCAAGCTAATGCTCGGGTACACAGGTCGGGCCAAGACCACAAGTGTACGGTGGTTCAGTTGCAGGGATCGGCCATAGAAAAGCACGTATATAGAATGCTTGATAACAGAATCAACGTACATACAAAAATGATAGACTTATACAACGAAATTGTTGCGTAGTACACCGTAATAGACTATATTCAATCGTTCGATAAGTGAAGGAGATCGAAATGAGTGGAGCAGGTTCCGTATCTTTAGAAAAACTAACCAAGGTTTACTTAAAGATATCTAATAAGCGTTCACAGCTTAAGAAGGAATTCGATAAGGAAGAAGAGCTTTTAGTTGCCCGACAGGACAAGATAAAGCAAGCCTTACTCGAACATTGTAAAGAGCACGACGTTAGCAGCGTGAAAACTTCCGAAGGGTTGTTCTATAGATCGGTTAGACAGAAGTATTGGACGAGCGATTGGGAATCTATGTACGAATTCGTACTCGAAAATGAGATCCCAGAGTTCTTCGATAAACGTCTTAACCAAAAGAATATAAAGCAGTTCTTGGAAGAAAATCCCGACAAGATGCCCAAAGGGTTGAACTCGGATTCTACTTATACTATTTCTGTTAGGAGACCCTCGAAATGACAGAGCTGCCACCGTACGTACCACTCGCTGTAGTTGCAAAACATTTTCATGTGAATACCGCTACTGTTCGCGGTTGGGTAAAGCAAGGGCTTATTCCGAAAGATGCGTACATACACATAGGTTCACTGTATCGTTTTAGTCTACCTAGAGTTCTAGAAGCCTTAACTAGCAAAGGTGATGGAAGTGATACTCCCGTAGCTACGTGGAGCGATGTAAGCGAAGAAGGTGCAGATATCCCCCAGTTAGAATCGGATGACGATTACTAATGAGTGGAGATCTAAAACGAATTAGCATACGCAACCGAAGGTTCGATGGAACGCCATCCCCAGAAGAAAATTCTATTAACGTAGTTGTCGTGGGTGTAGCATATGTGTCTCGTATTTTTTACGAAGGTGCCTATGACCCCGCCAGAATATCAGCACCAACATGCTGGTCTGCCGATACGGAATTTCCTGCTGAAGATGTGCCAGAAGATCAACGCCAAGCGGGACGGTGCTTAGATTGTGTCAACAACATAAGAGGTTCTGGGAGAGGGCAAAGCCGTGCATGTCGATTTGTGCAACGGTTAGCAGTAACACTAGAAGATGATCTGGAAACAGTCTATCAGCTACAACTTCCCCCTACTTCTATATTTGGTGATGCGATCAGTGGGGATATGCCTCTACGTGCCTACGCACGGTACTTGGATGCACGCGAGACCCCAATAGTCGCTGTAATAACTAAGATCTATTTTGATCCTAGGAGCGACATACCAAAACTCTTTTTCAGGCCATTACGCCCGTTAGAAGAGCAGGAGACAGAAACCGTCAAGGAGATGATAAAGCACCCTGATACTACGACAGCTTTAAAACTGAGCGTATTGCCGATGGAGGACTCAGGGTTCTCACCATTCTCGGAGGTTGAAGGTTTTAAATTTAATGACTGAATGTTTGGAGAAACATATATGAACTATATGATTAGAGATGTAGAAGCGAAGTACCCTCGTGTTAACAAGACTTATCGTTTTGACAATGCGGAGAACAGAAGTGTACCGTGTGATCCTCTAGATGAGGGTGCATCATACAGCACGAGTTTTCGTATGGATGAGAAACAAGCTAAAGAATTGATGGGTGCAATGGCAAAAACTTATGCTGAAAAACGGCAATCAAGTTGGCCTGAAAAAATCCCTATGCCGTTTAAGAAAGATGATGACGGTATGTTTGTAGGTAAAGCCACACTCAAAGGGGCATACGGTAAAGATCTTACCAACAAGCCTAGGCACTTTGATGCAGGTAACAAAGAGCTACCTGATGACTTCCAGTTAACTAGCAAAAGCACCGTTAGCTTGGCAGTTGTTCTTGTACCTTACAACATGCGCGAGCAAGGTGTATCACTACGATTGCGAGCAATACAAGTTATCAAGTACGTACCTATGGAAGCCGCATCTCCGTTTGATGTAGTCGATGGGTTCACTAACGACGACGATAACCCATTTGCAGAACTGGAAGCAGTTGAAGCGGTGACCGTGGATGAAATCGAAGTATCGGTAGAGGAAGAAGTTATTGAGGAGCCAAAGAAGAAGATCGCAAAGGTCAAGACCGCACCGGCTCCAGTAGAAAAAGAAGGTTTAAGCGACCTTATTGATGGGTGGGACGACGAGTCCTAATTAATTTGGGTATCTTCTAGAAGAAGCCCATCCCTAAAACAATACCCACGGCTAGACTAGTCGAAGAGGGCGTAAGCATGCCCCTGCCGTGGTGTCGCTTGGATCTACGCTTATGGATACAACAACATTTTTAAAGGAGGTTCTATCGAGCAGTGGGCTATATTGTATTTTTGCATCTAACAGTTCCAAAGATAAAAGAAGCCAACAGTTTTATGGTTCCGTAGATTACTTAATTGATGCCGCCGTTGACCTAGATGATAAGGGTTACGATGTTTATTTTGCTTTGGCTACATTTAACGAAGGTAAGTCGCGTAAAGTCGATAACGTAAAACACCTTAAGTCCTTCTTCCTAGACCTTGATTGCGGCCCGTCCAAAGAATTTGCATCTCAGGAGGATGCGGTAGCGGCACTCATTACTTTCGCTAAGAAGTTTAAACTACCAAGACCGACGCTTATAAACTCTGGTCGTGGGGTTCATGTTTACTGGGTATTGTCGGAAGCTGTACCTATGGGCGATTGGCTACCCGTAGCGGCTCGTTTGAAACAGCTTTGTGCAGATAATAACTTCCCAGCAGATCCCGCAGTAACAGCAGACGCTGCTCGTGTTTTACGAGTACCCCGAACACACAACTATAAACCTGATGTACCATCTGAGGTTACTTTTATAGGGGAACATACTCCCCGTAAAGTAGACTTTGATACCTTCTCGGAGTTACTAGGAAGTGAGTTGATACCAGTTCCCTCGAAAAGAATCGAAGGGGCTAGTGCAGTGATGAACGCTGCCTTGGCAAACCAAGAATACAAGTTCAAAGATATCTTAGACAAGACCCGACGTGGGGAAGGTTGTGCACAGATACTCAGGGCGCTCACCGATAAGAACGAAGCTACTGAACCTACGTGGCGAGGTATGTTGTCGGTCTTGAAGGCGTGCAGTGATGGCACTAGGGAGAAAGCCCACAAGATATCTGCTGGATATGACGGGTACAGTGCCGAGGAGACTGATAGTAAGTGGGATAATCTAACCGCCGATAAGCGGTATACGTGCGTCCGTTTCGAGGAAGAGAACCCAGAAACATGTTTGGCATGTCCCAATCGGGGCAAATTGAGGTCGCCTTTGCACCTTGGTAGGCGCGTAAAAGAAGCAACGGAGCAGGACAATATCGTCGAAGCTCCCGCTTTAGGGCTACCCAATCAACCAGTAAGTACCTTCGTTATACCGACGTACCCGAGTCCATATATTCGTGGTGCGAACGGTGGAGTGTATAAGCGAATTAAAAATGACGACGGAGATATGGATGAACAACTGTTATATCGTAACGATCTTTACGTGGTTAAGCGTATTGTTGATGTTGAGCTAGGGGAAGCAGCCGTGATGCGATTGCATCTGCCTAGAGACGGCGTTAAGGAATTTACGGTACCACTCACAGCGATTACCTCTAAGGAAGAGTTTAGAAAGAACATGGCAATGCAAGGCGTTGCCCTTATAAAGATGGACAAACTAATGGACTATGTTGCGGCATGGGTAAATGAACTACAGGAGAAAGAAATGGCAGATAAAGCCTACAGACAATTTGGATGGATAGATGACGAAGCAACGGGATTCATTCTGGGTAACCAGAAGATCCTGAAGGATCGGGTGGAATTCAACCCACCTTCTAAAGCTACTATGGGGATGTTTCCGGCGTTCGAGCCTAAAGGTTCGTTAGACGAGTGGCGCGAAGTAGTAGAGTTCTATAACAGGCCGGGATTTGAGCTGCATCAATATGTACTCTGCATGGGGTTCGGTTCCATCCTTATGCAGTTCGTAGATGATATTGCATGTTCGGCAATTCACTTGTACAGCAAGGAGTCAGGACTAGGTAAAACTACGGCTATGCGTGCGGCTGCATCTATTTGGGGTGACCCAGAAGAAATTATCTTGAACGAACAAGATACCAATAACACTAAGATGAACCGTTCGGAGCTACTACATAACTTACCTTTGTTGGTGGATGAGTTAACCAACGCGTCAGGACAGAGCCTTAGTACGTTGGCCTTACAATTTACAACTGGTAAGCAGAGAGGGCGGTTAGTCAGCGGAAGTAACTCTGAACGAGCGCGGGGAGAACCTTGGAGTCTCATGGCAGTGACCACAGGTAACACGAGTTTGATTGAGCGTATCCGGTTGATTAAGGAAAACCCCAACGCCGAAGCACAGCGCATACTAGAAGTCCGTGTAGAAAAGATGTTTACAGGATCGATGGGTAAAGAAGAAACTGATGCTTTCAGTAGATCTCTTGGTAAGTGTTACGGACATGCTGGGCCTATATTCGCACAGTACGTTATGAACAACCTTGACTCTGTGAAGAAGCTTATCAATGAAGTGCAGTTACGGGTGGACAAAGAAGCCGAGCTATCCTCGGAAAACCGATTCTGGTCAGTAGGTGTAACACTTACTTTGGTTGCTGCGATCATCGCTAACAAACTAGAGTTGATTAGGTACGATGTTCCGAGTCTGAATCGTTGGTCAGTAAAAATGCTACTGGAGAACAAGGCACGTACGCGAGACATGGCGGTGTCTATTGAGCAGACGCTAAACGAATACGTTAATGAGCATATAGATAACATCTTACGTATCAAAAGCACCAGCGATTTACGTAGGCAAGACGGTACTGCGATGGACAGCATTATCCAGCCCGAAGCTATACCTCGCAACAAATTGGTGGCACGGTACGAGACAGATATCAAGAAATTGTACCTAGTACCCAAGCCGCTTCGGAAATGGTGTGGGGATCAGCAAATAAACTACGGAGCGTTTGTACTCGACTTAATCGAGAAGCTAGGCGCTAAGAAGATGAAGACCCGATTGAGTAAGGGAACTCACCTAAACATGCCACCTACGGATGTAATCGTAGTCCAATTTTCTGAGGAAGATAATGAGGCAGGGAGTATTACGGACTTATGATCTGTCCCCTGACGGGGTACGGATTGTAGTTATATGGGACGAGATCGATGTAGGTATGTCGGTCTTTGTCCCGTGCATCAATACCGGCGCAGCTATTAGGCAAACCCGTGCGATAACCAAGAAAAAACAATGGAGTATTGAAACCCGAGTTAGAATTGAGGGCAGTAAAATAGGGGTTCGTGTGTGGCGGATATTGTGATATATTTACCTAGACAGCACGTCCTCCTTCTCGCTATACAGCGTTCTGTCACCCTCCTGCTAACGCAGTCCCCCCTCTTCGGAGGGGGTTTCTAACTCCTAACCTAGGAGTACCTTATGACCCCAACAAAGATAGAACTGCTACAAGCGTGGATTACGCTGGTTAAACTGCGTGACACTAACGTATTAGGCGCAGGTGACGATCAGATTGTATTGAGCACATTGCAAATACTCGACAAGGAACAACGCTTGATAGACGATTAGTCGTCCAAGATTATAGGTTCTCTAGTCCTTGCGTGTTGCTGCAGTGCGCTACGGAACATGGGACTCACCGCGATACCGTTATGTGTTGTTGCCGTAGTGTTCATGTGCGAACGCATAGATCTTTTGATAGAGTCTGACGTAATAATTGCTTTTGGAAATGTTTTCCTGATACGTTGATTGAAGTCTTGGATATCCTGCTTTACACCACGAGCTTCTTCGTAGTCTCCCATACGCAACGCTAAGTAGTATTTTTTCATTAAGTCACCGCGTTTCTTTCGGCTTGTGGACTCCATACGTTTGAAGTCTTGGTTCTCTTCTTGCCGTCTAGAGTATTCAGCGGGAGCAAAACCTATTACCTGCGCTAGTAGCTGACCGTTGGTAATATCGTCTAGGATAGGATCTTTACGTCGAGTAAGTGCCCCTTCCTCGGTGTAGCGTATTGCTTTTAAGCCATTACG